TTAGACCAATATATTGAAAAACAGCCTGGGTTTATCGGGCGAGAAATATTCGGGTTTATTATTCCGGATCCTTCCCTTGTTACTTTTGTTTCGACATATTCAAACTATGAGACTGCAGTAATAGATAACAAAACAGTTCAAAACAAGAAGGGTATATTTTTGAGCAGAATACCAAAAAAGAATGGAAAACATAGGTATTATTTGTCTCATGAGACAGTTACTGACAGTTATTGCACAGGGTGCGGAAATGAGAAATGTTATTCTGATTATTGTGGACGTACTGTTTATGATTATGGTTTTGTATCCAAATATATAGGCAAAGACTTACATAATGCATTGTTTGAGTTGTTTTCCGAAACGACCAAGTAAACACATAAAGGGAGGGGGTAACCGAATAACTTTGGGTACCTGTTGATTTAGTCTCCTTCAACCATAACAAGAGGTACATTCGTAATAGGTTTTGCAAGAGGGGTGGCAGGAGGTTTGGCTTCCTCAAATTTTACCGTCTCCTCTTTTTTTTCGATAGCAGGAGGTGTGGATTTAAAGTTTGGTCTCTGTATCAATTTCACCTGTAAATCTACGATTACTTTCTCCAATTCCTGTATTTTACTCGTAAGCTGAACGATATGTTGCTGTTGTTGCTGCATAATATTGACAACGTCCTGTTGTGATAATTCAACAGGTTCTTCACCAGGGCGTTGTAGCACAATGGGTGCGTTCTTACTTTTCTGTGCATGTTCTTCTTGTAGTTTCTTTAACATTTCTGCGCGTTCTGCCTCGATTTCTTTGATCTGCGCCAATACGTCGGGTTTCATTTTAGCCAATCCTGGTTCGTAATTTGCCAAAAGACCATCAATATGGTGCATGAAGAAATCTTTGATTGGTTTCTCATCTGCCATACGAATAAAGGTTTCAACGGTTTTATCCGAATCTTTCAAGTAATCAGGATGAGGATTATCCAACATTTTACGTTTATCAAACGTGTTATGTTCATGAGAAAAAACTAAAATTGTCTTTAACGGATCCAATTGAACAAATGGAACCGTATAACCTTTCAAAAACGCGCGCTCTTCTGCTAATGCGGCATGATCCTCATAACAAGTCTCCTTCAATAATTCGGCTTTAAACGCAAACGTACCAGCTGTAGCATGATTGGGATTATAGGGGCCACACTGTACCATACGCTTTAATCCCTTGAAATAAATATAAATCTCACTTGCTCCGGCGCAAAGAGCGTTTTTGTCTCCCTGTAGACGCTCAACTGCGTGAGAAATTCGCTCAGGCGGGTAATAGTCGTCATCATCCATGTATACAATGATCGACCCTTTGGTCTGTTTATGCATAAAATTACGTTTTGCGCCTAAAGGTAATTTATCAGGAAGAGCGAAGTATTTTATTTGTGGTATGCCGGATTTATCGATCAAATCCTTTACTTTATCGGTTCCGTCATCGACAATAATCCACTCAATTCTGTCCTTGGGATAGTTTTGATTACGAAAACAGCGAAACATGTTCTCAATAAATGGCCTGCGATTAAATGTTGGTGTACATACACTGACAAAAGGGAGCACGTTCTTGTTCTTATTCTTTTTATTATTTCCCATTTATGTGATAAATATAAATGCTTTTATATATTTATATTCATTAAATTATTTTTGCGCATCAAACGTGGAGACTATTTTACAATGTTCTTAAGAGATGAAAGTCCGGGAAACGCTGAAGAAACAGCAGCCAGGGGGTTCGCTTTAATATCTTGAGCTGACGGAATAGCTGATGCCAGTGACGCCATAGGGCCGGCCTTCATATTTTCAACGGACGGAATAGCTGATGCCAGTGACGCGATAGGGTTCCCCTTCATATTTTCAACGGACGGAAGTGAAGGAATGTTCGTTGGGATGTTAGGAATTTTATTTGTAATATCTGCTATATTTGTGCCTGGTATTGCGGCGTTAACCGCCGAAGCCATATTATCGAATTTTGTAAAACCAGGTATTGAGTTTGCTAATTTTTCAATTCCGGATGGAATAGGCAATCGTTTTGTCACATGGTTGGCTAGTAAATCCGGAGAAATAGTACTAACACCTAAATTTGCCTTATTTTTATCTTGTCTTGCTCTATATTGAGCTTCATAAAACTCTCTCTCTTTCTTTCTTAATTCTAGATCTTCTTGGCTTATTTTTCTATCCACCTTCAATTTCGAAAAGAAACCATTAATACATAATCCAATATACATCATCAAAAGCGAACTATTAATAAGTAATAGGTTCGTTCTTAATATCTTGGAGTTTATTAAATTACTGTAGTCTTTTGTGGAAAATGAAAACATAACGATATTTGCGATATAATAAATATACGAGTTCACAAAATCGAAGATAAATGTTAGTATTACTTGTGTTTTTTGTACCATATCAAGGTCTTCATCGTTTGGATCAAAATTCAATTGAAATGAACGTTTCAAGTATTTATCTATATTTTCGAACATGCCAAATACATAAAATAGTTTTTCGAATTTGAAAATGGTAATGGGATATAAAAATATACTGAATGCATAAAATATAAAAAGCGCAAAGCAGAGAACCGCGCCGACTGGAACACTAATCATAATGACAACAATAAACTGTAAAATGCCCAATATTAAACTAGTAAGTGGGTTCATCAGGGTCCACATGAGGTTATTCGCGGAATAAGTAAACGTTCTCACGTCGAAAGTTCCAAAACATTCAATAATATACATAAAAATGACAAAGAAGTACATCATATTTACAAAGCTATTTGTAGTGTTTAACATGATGACATCCGTGAAAAATTGTATCATAAAGGGGACCATATTTTCAATTACAAAAATAAGAATTATAAATACAGTTATCATATACGCAGGCGCGTTCAAAAATATAAGAAAATATTCTGGTAGAACATCAAGAATTAATGTTTGCATAATATCCGAGAAATATAGGCCATAATTCATAAAGAAAACTATAGCTTTCGCTGCATATGACATTCCTAATGTGGCCGAGGCGGCTTTTGTTGAATAGTCTTTAAAAAAATTACTCGTAAGTCTTGGTATTTTAATACGCTCCCCATCTTCGTCAATATACATAGAAACATATACGATGTTATATGCAAAAAAATAGGCACAAATTATAGATTCAAAATAAGATATGTATTTTTGTAATAACGTAACGTCGGCGTCTGTTGCGGTGGGGGCATTTGTGATTGGATCTTTTGATAAGTTATCGGCTATGTATTTTGCATTATCTCTGTTAAACTTATTTACGGCATTATAAGCGGCCTTTAACGCATCAATTAATACCTGTCTAGGATCTTTTGCATTTCGTCCTTCATCGCCTTGATCTAAACCGTCCCAAAATTCAGGTCCGTCGGGAATACCATAATATGTTATTCCGTTATCATGTATAACCACGTTATGATCATCTAAATTTGAAAAATCATTGATATCTCCTCTTGCGCCTTCAATAATAGGATCTTTTTTGGATTTGTTTTCAAATCCCTCGGAAGGTTTAATTATGGGAATTTCGATTGTATCTTCCTGATTTTCATCGTGAATGTTTTGTAAAATAGGAATATTTTTATAATTTTTCATCTTCTTCTTTTTCTTTACGGAATTTATTTTATGCATCATATGCTTTGTTTGGAAATCGTTGTCCTCGTTTAGAACGCTATTGTTCGTATGACTAAATGATTTTTTCCATTTTGATGTATTATCCGTATTCATTTACTATAATATAATAATATATAGTAAATTTATTTATCTTGCGTATAACATTCCACAATTACCTGATATAAAAGATAGAATATTATATCGCTCTTCAAACAGTGTCATGTTATAATTATATTCATACAATTGCCAGTTCGATTTTCGAACGCCAATAGGATTTCCCGATAAGTCACAAATGACGTCAAAACTTGAATTGATTAAATCGATAGTGGGCGAACACGTAGTAATTTCGAGTTCGATTGTTTTAAATTTACTCATATTAATGGCCCCGGATGGTTGGTATTCGAATGGACTGGTATTCAAACAAAAATTATAGCAGTATAGACCATCAGTGGCCGATCCTTGTGTTCTCGTGTATTTTTCCACATAATTATAAACACCGCTTTCTAATAAATTTTCGCGATAATCGCCATTTAATAATATACCCATGCTTTGCAAAATTTCCTTTTGATTGATAGTCTTATAGTCACCAGTAATATAAATACCAGTATTCTTTGCATCGAATAAATCAACTCCGGGACCATATCTTAAACTGGGCTCTAATGAATTATCTGTTGTTCCTAATTCCATGTCGGCGGGAATAGAACCATATGGCCAATTCGTATAATTACTCCATTCGTTTCTCAAATTCACATCATTGCGCTGGAAATAAAACATCCAATTGGATATCATACCATTCGAGAATAGTTTGACTTTTTGACTACCTGTAATATTATTAAAATTATATTGGAATACATCCTTTACTAAATATACTTGATCTTGTGATGCAAATACCTGTGTTTCTTCTTTCGATAAAAAGCAATATGTCGCCAATAAATGTATGTCCGCGTTCCATGTAGACACCTGGTTGGAATATGCAGTTGCGTCCAAAATAACTGCTGGCGGCGTTTGTAAAAAGCGGTACATTTGAAACCGGGCTTGATTGAAGTCTGGCTGCATATATGGATATAAATTTTGAAAATCAAATACATCACGAACCTGAAATAATTCTTGAATGGGTCGCATAGTAACCGTAATCACCAATTCGTTATATTGTAACGCAATTAATGGAAACGCGCATTGAGAATTTAGTGTAAACCAAGTATTAATTGGAATATATAAGTTTCGTCCACGAATAGATGGCTCGGCTCCATTCGAAGAGGTAGTATAATACGCGGTAGGATAAGTATTTGCACGACCGTCTACGTTAGCTGGGTCGTAAAATTCTGGAATATTTCCTGTCATTTTATTGAAGAGGTTCTTCTTTTCTGTGTTGAAATCGCGGTCTACCATAGCAGCTAAATATTCACCAGTGTATCTCTGAAGCGTTAATGATCCGCATGTAATTTCTATTTCTTTTATCATAAGAGATCCTAAATTTTTAATCCATTTAAATTCATACGAGGTCCAACGTAACCCGTCTTCATTGCATGGGTGATACAATGGGCTCCATATGTCTGGTAATGTAACGACCAAATAAGTATCCATTAATAAATCGGCATATCTTGGAACCTTAAATGTGAAAACTGATGGTTCGGTAAGCCGAAGATCGCGAAGTCCGTCATAATCGATGCGAAATTTCTGTAAACCAAAGTTTGTGTATTTAGAATATGTAACTCGAAAAAAGGTTTTACTCGGATTTCCAGTTAATATAGAATTATTATTTCCAACTGATACAATATTTAGTAAACCTCCAGGCATGTTAAATGATTAATATATATTGTTATTATATTATTATCGCAATATATTTTATTACCAATATGAAATTTTATAGAAAGATACTGATCGTCGTGATATTTATTTTATTCTTATATTTGTTTTTGCGTCTTTTCCATAAAACAGGGATTTTGTCCGAAGGGTTTGATATCCAAGAAGCAAAGGACGAAGCGGCTGTAAAAACAAAGAATTTACCTAAGCCAAAAATTCAATCGATCGCAAATATAAATCAACAACTAACGCCAATAGCGGGGTCCATGGTTTCGACATTATCTCCATCTTCCGCATTAAATACGTCTATGCGGCCTTTTTCTAGCACACCGCCGTCCTCGATTACATCAACCCGTGGTCCGTCAACAACCACACTATCCTCGATTACAACAACCCGTGGTCCGTCAACAACCCGTGGTCCGTCAACAACCCGTGGTCCGTCAACAACCAAGCCACCTTCCATCATGTCAACACGCTCAACCGGCGTAAAAGAGAATTTTTACTCACCGCCAGATGATACAAATAATTCATGGAGGCTTCCGAAAAGTTCGATGCCATTAATACAATATTGTATTAAATCTTCATACAATACGGCCATTTCAGGCGATTATGTAAGCGAAGAGATGGTATCCCATGTATTGGCTCAGGGGTGTAGGTTTATAGACTTCGAAGTATTCTATGACAAAGTTACTGCTTCTCCATTTGTTGCTTATACCACAGATCCTTCGTATAACACAATAAACACCAAAAACAAAATTATTCTTGATACAATATTGTCTAGATCAGTAAGAGACGGTTTTACTAAGGCACCAAACGTATTGGATCCATTATTAATACAATTGCGTATTAAATCGAATGATATAAACGTATATCGATCTGTTGCAAAATCGGTAAAATATGCATTAGGTGAAAAACTATATACTAAAAAAATAACGGAAAAAACGACCCTTGATGACGTTATGGGAAAGGTCATATTAATTGTGGATAAAACATTGAATTTAAGCTGGAAACAAAATTCGGCATGTATATCTGATCCGAATTGCTACGACTTATCCGCGTTTTGTAATATAGAGAGTGGCTCTGAAATAATGAGGATAGAAAGATATGACGAATTGACAAAGCAAACCACTATTCCTCCTCATGTTATGAACGATAACATGAATACAGATGTAAAATTAATTCGCATCGTAGAACCCGATTTAACGACAATTACCAATAACAAAGTGATAAAAAATCCCGCATTTAAAGATTATGTGATAAATTATGGCGCACAGATTGTCACGTATAACTATAATAATCAAGACCAGGGTCTCAATGACTATGAGAACTTTTTTAGTGACATCGGTTTTGCATTTGTACCAATATCTAGCGCAATACAATAT